CGAGGTCACGCCCTGAGAGGAAGTAGACATGGATATTGCCCTCCGGGTCGGTGGGAATGGAGTCCGTCGCCATCCCCGACACCGACGCTACACCCTGACTCCTGAAGCCGACTCCAAAGTGGTCTTCAGCGTCATACCGGGTCCCGACCCAGACCACCAAGCCATCCCCCTGAACGACGGGGATGAGCGAGGTGATCTGCGAGTTGACCGTCTGGAGCCAGTTGGTGTCGGTCGTGAGACGTTCGTAGGAGATGGGGTCGTCGTAGAAAAGAGCGTCTGGGTGACTCCCTGTGATGGAGGTCTCGACGCCGAAGATGACCATGGACGGGTCCTGACGCGAGGTGTTACGTCTTGCCCCATGAACGATCTCCTTCCCCGACCACTTACGGGCCTGTCCCGACCAGTCGCCGTAGAGCTGAGTCCACCACGCATGGTGGTCGGAGCCGTCCAGAACGGCCTTCATCGCCTCGAGCATCTTCTTCGCCAGGTCTTCCTTCTCCGCTCCCGTGGCTGTCGCTATCTCGGGGTCCCGAAGATGGAGCCAGAGCTGCCCCGCTCGAGTCATGAGTGTGGTCTTGCCGATCTCACGGTGGACCAAGATGGCGAGATGCTTCTGGAGCTTCAGGCCTTGGCGGCGCCACTCGAACCACTCGTCCACATGCTTCTGGAACCAGTCGGCCATGGGCTTGTGGACTTCAGGGTCGATCCAGCGTCTGCCCTTGGGATTGTTCCACGCACCGAAGCAGATCTTGAAAAAGAGCCAGAAGTCACGGCGGCACATGTCGCGCATGAGCTTCGTGGCGACTTCCGAGTTCCAGCCGTAGTCCCTAGCCTTGGGTGGCATTGTCCATCTCGTCGTCGATGCGGTCGGTCATGGCGGCGGCATCCAACTTGTGCTGCTTCCGGTCCAAGAGGATCTTCTTCGCCTGCTGGCGGCACCACTGCTTCTTGACGGCGATGCCCTTGCCTACCGGGAAGCCGGGCGGGAAGCCACCGCGCTTGATCTCCGGGAACATCTGGTAGAGCTGGCGCAACGTCTCCGGGAGTTCCGCCTCATCGACGTTCAGGTCCTCGAGCGCGATCTTGGGCGCGGCATGGTTCACCGGACGTCGGGAGAAGGGGAAGGCGCGGCGGTAGGCGAACTGGGTGCCTATCTGGCCCAGGGACTGCATCATCATCGACATGAGTTCCAGCTTCTCCTCGTCGCCTAGAGGCTCGGGGATGGTGGCGGCGGTGCCCTCACGGTTCAGGACGAGCTGAAGGGCACGGAGCTGGGCGGTACCTTCACCGTTCCGAGCCACGTCGGAGACGAGCTTGAGAGCCTCTTCGAAGGTGATGTTCCGGGCGTCTTTGGGGTCGTTCATAGGGGCTTGAAAGTGACAATGCCAGCGCCCCAGTCGACGGCGCTGGGGAGTGTACCGGTAGCATTCACCGCTGCATTGCTCAAGAGCGCCTTGAAAGCGATGTCGATGACGGTATCGCTGGGGGGACCGCCGGAGTTGGTGCCGATGTGCGAAGAAGACGGCTGGATGAAGCCTCCGTTCCATGTCGGCTGCAAGGCAAGGCTATTGTTCTGCGATGCGACCGCGGCGACGGCGAACTCCGTCGAGAACAACAGGGACGAGGTGGCAAAAGTATCGAACGCCTGCGTGGTGTTGCCGTTGAAAGACGAGCCATCGTTAGCGTTCGCGGTCTTGGCTCCGGAGACTGCGACAACAACTGCGGCACAGGCGGTGGGGTTGATGGAAAAAGACGTTATCGCCACCGTCTTGCTGCCCGCAGTGATGTTCGATCTAGTAAACATCGACACAATCTGGTCGTTTTGACCAGCGGGACCACCAGACACGGCACTCAACGCAGACCCTCCGACATTGGCCGCCGAGATGTCAGCACCACCTCCGGACAGGTTCATAGCCACACACAGCACACACACGTCCCCGGCCTTGAACACGCAGTTGGCGATGCTCAAGGAGCCGGTGGCCTGCGTGGGGTCGTAGAAACTCCCGCTCCCCACCACCGTCGCGGACATGTTGTTGGTCAGGGTATTGGCCCCGGCGATGTTCCGGTGCAGCACCTTCAAGCGCGTGAGTTTCTCGCGCGGCATGACCTCAAGACACTCCGGGCAGGAGAACATCTTGGGCGGTGGCATCAGGGTCGGCGGCACGTCGTAGCCACAGGACGGGCAGTGGAGTTCGATGCGGCTCATGTCATGCCCTCAAGAGGAAGCGGGCGTCACTGGTCGGGACCGACACCGTACCCGAGACCGTAGCGCCGTTGTTGACGGTGGTGTCGAACACCCCACGGAGGCGTCTCCAGGTCCCGGTCAACGGGTGGTTGATCGTGCTGCCGGAACCGTTGACGATGACAATGCCGTTCGTGAACTCGCGCACCCAACAGCCGCTCGCGTGCTTGAAACCGAAGGCAGTGGGACGTCCGAGCCAGCCACGATTCGCCGCCACGGTTCCGGTGCCATCGCTTGTGCCGGTCGAATCCACGGTGTATTCGTCGGCCCAGATGTTCATGTCGTGGTTCACAAGCGTTCCAAGACCAGTGCTTGCACCGTAGGTGATACCAAGATTGCCGACATAGCCCATCCCTCCGGCAACGCAGGCCGATCCAAGGGTAAAGCGGGCCTGACTCCAGAAGGTGGGCTGACCCTGAGTAACACTATCGTACTTGGCAAGGAAGGCCGTGCCATCGCCGGTCGGGTCCGTGCCCTGATAGGCCAGCGCACGAGTCATGTTCGTGTCAAAGTTTCCGGGAACACCCGTCGGCCAGTTCTCAAGCAACTCGCCAGCAGGAGTCGGAGTCTGATGTATAGCGAGCGACGTGTAACCACCGCTGTTGCCGACCTTCAGCTTCGGGTCGCTCTGCATCGCGGTAGCAAAGCTAGTGAGTGCCGTCGTCTCCGCCGTGTTCACCGCCGACTTACTTCCATATCCAGCGAGAGCGTAGTCTAGATCATGGCCCGCGTTTAGAATGTAGTCGGCAACAGGAGCGATGAAGTAATCAAACCAGTAGCCATCACCGAAGCCACCGTACTTCTTCCAAATGTTGGCGTAAGCTGTCGGGCCAACGGCGCTAAGGTCGAAGGCAACTCCGACCAAATCGCTACCGGGGAGCGTGCCGTCATGCGGGAACCCAACGCCCGCGTCGAGGACACAGTAAAATCGCCGATTCGGGACCGTAGCTAAGAGCCACGCTTCACGCACAAACGATGTTGGGTTCGGCCCCAGATTCTGGGTCAAGAAGGAGCAGGTGTTGTAAGAATAAATCTTGATACTCGGGTTCAGCGTTCTGAGCTGGGAGTAGACGGTGTTGTAGACCGGCAGGTCCGAGTCGGAGAACGGAGAGATGTTGATGGTAGTCGCATGCCAGCGCGAGATTCCGGCCACCAAAGTCGTGTCGAACACGTTCGGTGAGGTGATGATGGCGTCGCCGGAGCCCCTGGTATACGTGTAACGCCACATGTGCGGGAAACCATTGGGCACGCTGGTGAGCGAGCCACCGCCCGCGCCGCGGATATGGCCATGGGGATGGGCGGCGCTGAACTTGGCGAAGTCTCGTTTCAGGACCAGGTCCTCGGTGATGCCCTCACGACCGCAGGCATCGCACTTGAAGCGTTCGAATGGCGGGTTGTCGTTAGAGACGATCTGCACGCCATGGTTGATGGCGGACCCGCACTCGGGGCAGACGAGGGTCTTACGCATGGACTACTGTTGTTCTCCCATCCACGGCACACAGTAGACATTGGCGACCTCGATCTTGTAGTGCGCCGCGATGGTGTCGGTTCCCCCATTGCTCATCTGCACCTGTGGGGCGAGCATCACCGTGTTCACAGGGCCACCGCCCTGAGCGTTCCAGACAATCTTGGTCACGGCTTGGGTACTAGAGTCGAACTTGGAGAGTCGGCAGTTGGTGTTGATGGTACCCACGGAACTCGGGAACGCCCACATCTCCCACAGTAGCGTCACGCCTGAAGCGAGGATGCCGGAGGCGTTTACTGCGGGAGATACGGCACCGGAGTGGGCCGTGAGTTGGAGCTTGGTCGTACCAACGGCGCCAGCGTCCCTTGTCACCAGCGACAACACATCCTGTCCGTCTGCCCCGTCATGCCAAAGCCCGATGGTATTGTTCCGAACCGTGTCCTGAGTGACGACCGGGTTCGTGTCCCCGGTGAGGCCAACGAACAATCTGCCATCCGTACCGCTCCCAGCGCCGGACCAGGTACCGATGCGGAAGATGGCAGACATGTACCAGCCACCCAAGTAAGCATGGTTCGTCGTGTCATTGCCCATCCAAAACTGGTAGTCACCTGCCGCAGCTAGTCTCGGTCCCAGCTCCTGGTTCGCCGTGCCGCCGACGTTGGCGTAGGTCGTGCGCTTCAACTGGGTATCGTACGCGGTACCGACCGTGGCATGGGCAACGGTGATCCCGACCGCAGCGGTGTCGGTGGTCCACACCCCACCAAGTCCGTTACCACCGGCAGTTGAACTGTTGGGCTGGAACAGGACGCCGTTGAAGTTCTGCAGGCCCAACTGCCACTGGGACGTGGGTCTCATACGCGCATCGCCCCACGGTTATTGATGAACAGGCCGGTCTCGCCGTCGCCATTCAGGATGTTGTCGCTGGACGTGCAGTAGAAGCAGTTTTCTCCAAACACGCCGACGGCTCCCTGAGCCCAGGTGGTACCGGACAAGCGATTACGACGCACACTGGCATCAGCGCATGAAGTGAGTTGGAAGAACCGGGTCACTACAGCCCCGCCGCTGACGACGAAGTTGCAATCCTCAATGACCACCGGCTGACAGCCATTCATGAAAATGATCTGACCGCCAACGTGGTTCTTACCGCACTCGAAGTCCACACCGCGGATGATGACGAAGGTGGCGAAGTCAGCGTAGAACTCCCCGGAGTCATTGCTCTCCATGTTCCCGCCTTCAAACTTGTGGAGCATCATCCCGGCGACGCCATCCGACCCCTTCTCGATCATGACGCCGTAGTTACCGTTGCCGTTGAAGGTGCAGTCACGGAAACTATTCACGTTGGTGCTGAACTGTGAAACCGACGTATTGACGTAGAGACCATTGGTGTTGCAGTAGGCAAACGTACAGTGGTCCACGACACTGACGATGGCACCGTCTAAGTAGAGTCCGTTGTCAGGACCGTTACCATCACGCACGGGAGGATTCGAGTTGTCCGCGGTACCGCCGACATAAAGGTTCCGCAGGTCGCAACGAGCGACCCCTCCGCCCGACTGATAGATCTTGATGCCGTAAGCCTTACCTGTAGCACGTATCTGGAGGTCACGGAGACAGGTGTTGCTCGCGGTTATCGACACTGAGCCGGTGAGGATAGTCGTCATCCCAGTGCCGATGATGGTCATGCTGCCGCTAGAAAGCGTGATGTCGCCCGTATAGGTGCCGGATTGGAGCATGATGATGCCGCCGGTAGGCAAAGCGTTGATGGCACCTTGCAGGCCACCTCCGGGCGGGACACAGGTCCAGCACGCCATCTCGGCTACATCCCCGCTGAAGACGACGAGGCCGCGTCGTCCGTAGAGTTGGTCGAGGTCTTTCCACAGGCAGTTCTTGCAGTAGACGATGACGGATTCATCGCCGATGGAGACGACTGGGATCTCGACTTGTTCACCGCAGTCTGGGCAGGTGACGGAGCGCACATGATGTCCCTATCGTGGCTTGATGGTGACGACGGAATAGGAGCCTGATGCTGAGATCGCCTTGGTACCCTTGCAGGCTACAGGTGATTTGTCGCTCAACTGCCTCGTCGCCTGAGCGAGCATGATGGCGCTTGGATTCTCAGCCTGCAGGAACTGCTGCTGGTTGAATCCGTTTCCGAACGTGGGGCGGTCGTTGATGTCGAACCCATGCTCGTTGACGAATGCGCCGATGGCGAGTTCATTGAAAGCGGTCAAGGGAGCGGTGTTACCGCTGGTCCAAGTGACTGTCGAGCCGGATTCCAGCAAGCTCGATGAACCATCTATGGGCGATGCCGACATCCCCGAGACTTTGAGCATCAGGCAGAGCACGGTATCGATCTGGTTGGGATAGACGATGGTCAGGGACTTCTGCCCGGCGCTGGTCGGAGTACCCAGCAAATAGTTCACCGAGATACACGGCTCACTGAAGTCGCTGTCGGTGATGCGGGTCAGGGTGTCCGTGCCGAGTGTCATCGAAGTCGGAGGGACAGCATCACCGCCGACATTGCCGACGATGGCGATGAACAGTTCGTTGTTGGCGACGGAGACGGTGAATGGGGAGACAGCGGTGGTGGTGTTGTCCCGCTCGAAGCCGCCGAGCGTGGTAATGAAGAACGGGCTCGGTGTGCCACCGGACCAGACGAGGAGGTCGCGTTTCTTGACCTCGAGCTGGGCATCGACACCGAACCAGAGGCAGTTCGGGCACTGGAGTTCGACGGCTGGGGAACCGATACCGCCTGAGACCTCGATGACGGGAGCGGGGAGTGGTTCACCGCAATCCGGGCAAGGGAGCGTGCGGCGCACACGTCAGGCTTTGCGGCGAGTGGGCTTGGTGCGCTTCGCTGGCTCTTGGTACTCGCCACCGTGCTCGGCTTCGTTCTGCTTCTCGCTCAAGAAAATGGCGATGGCTTGCTTGCGATTCTTGACGAGCGGGCCGGACTTGGAGCCGGAGTGTAGCTGTCCACGGCCGAACTTGGGCATGACGAGCCGGCTAGGCATGGTTGGAATCGCCGTTGGTCAGCTCGGTCCAGACCCACTTGACCTCCAGCTTCGGAAGTCCCGTGTAGTTGTAATCGTCCCAGACGTTGTAGCCGATGACTGTCTTACCTTCGCGTAAGTATTCGCATGCGAGTTCGGGGAAGGCGTCGCGGCCGAGTTCTTTCATGGGCGATGGGCCGCGTAAGTCTGGGCGAGCCGGGCCTGGCGGCGGGTCTTGGCGTCTCGAGAGTGGGTGGCGGCGGCGACACGGGCGGCGCCGATCTTCTGGCCTATGGGGATGCCGAGGGAGCGATGGAGACCTCCGGGTGAGGTGGACTCGCTCACGGCCTCCAGTGGCTTACGTCCAGCGGCTTTGGCAGCTGGTGACTGACGCGCCATGCTTCCTCCCTGAAGATTTAGAAGGCCGCGGCCTACCGATCCGTGTATCGCGCGACCGCGGCCCGACCTCAGGAGGCGCGCGACGGGGGAAACATGGACCAGTCAGGATGCCCGAGTCAACCGCGAAGTGCTCGTGCTCATGGCATCACGACGTTACGCCAATCGTCTCTGGCCTTTTCCCAGCGCTCAGCCCAATCCAAGAGCCAGTGGCGTGTGGGGTGGGCTTTCGCCAAGGACCTGTAGACCACGGCGCATTGAGCCGGGGTCCAGCCAGACGAGGCCGCCTTGAAGACCTCGGCCAGGGTCTTCTGCAGGTCCTCCTCGAGCGGGCTCTCGTCGTTGCACTGGCAATGCTCTCGCCATGCGGCATCGATGCGGTCCCGAATGGCCTGAGGCGTCCAGCCGCCTTCGAGCTTCTTCCATGCCCATGAATGCCACTCGACGATCTTCCGTGGGGTGGTCTTGTCGTGCAGGTACTTGGAGATCCAGACATGCAGCTTGGACCAGCCCTCTGGGGAACCGGTGCTACGAGCGATGGAACTGACGCGGGCCATGGGCCACCTCCTCGCGGACAGGCGTGTTCTGTTCCTTCAGGAACCAGCCGTTTATGAACCGTTTCATCCCTCTGCGGGTCTTGCGGCGTTCTGGGTTGGCGTCTAGCCAAGCGGCTTGCTCCCGGAGCGTGTCCAGGATCAGGACGTCGGGGTAGAACTTCTTCCAGCGGATGCAGTCCGCCTCGGTGATGCCGTAGGGGGTTCCGTCTCTCAGAGGCAGTTCGAACACGAACGGCTCAGCGTCAGCCGGAAGGCTGCGCGCAGGTGTTGGTTTTGATTCTTTGTCTACTGCCTGATTCAACTGCCTACTGCCTACTGCCTGTGGTGGACTCTGGTGGACATCGGTGGACACGGGTGGACTGGTGTGGACACCGGCCCTTTTCTGCTGTTTCTGGACCCGGAAGTACTCACGGCGCTCGGTGTTGTCACGCAGCCTCTTGTACTTGGCCCGGTTGACTATCTTCCACCCCCAAGCCCGGTGGTCGTCCAGCCGCACGATCCTCCGCCCCTCCGCCTCCGGGCTCCGGCTGAAGGGGTCCGGCTTCTCGAGCCACGCCACCCCCTCCGAAACAATCGACCCCGGCAGGCCCGTACGTGCTGCCAAGGCCTCCAGGGTCATGTCCAACTCGTCATCCGCATCCGCCAGAGCCAGCATCGCCACGAACACCACCCATGCCTGCCACTTCTCCCTCAGCGAGCTGTCGAAGATCTGGGCATAGACCTTGGCGTACATCGCCCCTCCATGTGCATCGCCTCGAAGCCCGGCCCCCGGCGCATGGTGTGGTCCCACCACGCTCGACGTGCGACGGTCTTCAGGGGCCAGGGGCTCCAAGGCGTGTCCATTACCGTCGCATCCCCATCCTATGCCCGCTTTCCCCCATCGTCAATACCACTACGCTATTTTCTCCCTAACGTTTTTCATTCCATATCTTTAGACCAAGGTATCCCACTCGCAACTGCCCGCCGCGGGGGCCCTCCCCCTGGTCACTTCGCCGGCGCACTGGCCAATAACTGGCCACTTGGCACTGGTCAATATCTGACCATAGCTAGAACGCTCAAGGATGCCCTAGGATTGCGTCATACCCCCTGCGTGATAGCCGGGCTAGGGGCATGGGCACTAGGCCAGCCGAGGGGCGAGGGAGCTTGCTACCATCGCAGGCATAGGGGGCATGGTCTCGAGGCTCATGGGCTGTACCGTGTCTATGCTTGTCTGTGGTGGGGTGGCTAGGAATTGGCCGGTCTCACAATTACAGCCTGTCATGAAAATAGGCATTTACAGATGGGACAGAGTTGGCGATACTGGTGTGTGTCGCGGGGAAGCAAAGGACCGCGAGAGACACGGGAGCAGCACGACACGGGAGAACGAGACAATGCCGATGACGGGAGGTTGGTCGGACGTTTGCAAGCTTGTGACCGCGAAGCGATTCCCGAGCGTGGTCTATCGCGTGGACGTTCGGGGCGCGGCATGGTTCGGACGCTACGCTTTCCTCGGGGCGAATCCCGTGGGCAAGGTATCGTTCGCCACGGAGCGCGAGGCTTGCGAGGCTTTGGAATCGCTGGGTTGGATTCGTCGCCCGGCATCGGAAGGCACCACGCTTCCGCACTATGACGAGCCTTCGAAGTGAACCGTAGCACGACACGGGAGGATGCACCGATGACCTACGGACCGAAGGAATACTGGGCGGACCTGAACGAGCATCAGCGGTACGCGGTTCAGGGCGAGTTTGAGGCCAACCCGCGCGGGATGCTGCGGACCCGCGCCACCGTCGCCCACCTCGAGCGACGCACCGTGACCTACTGCCGGCTGGGCGAGTCGCACATGAAACCCACCGACCTCTGGGGTGTGTTTCCTCCGGGACTGAACCTGCCCGAGCCGTGCGACCACGGGCCGGGCGTCTGCTGCCGCGAAGTTGCGAAGGCCGCGCTCGCCGGGGAGGGGAAGTGAAACCCGCCCAGTTGAGCGAAGCCCTGCGCGCGGTGGAGGACGCCAGGATCGCCGCCCGTCTCGCCGCCGAGACCATCGCCGCCCAGCAGGCCCACATCCGTGAGCTTGAGAGTAGCAACGCGAAGCTGCACCGACGCGCTCAGGAGGCCGAGTCCATTATTGCCCAAGCTGGGCTCGTGGAAGCTCGATCGCAAGGGCCGTCGCGTTCCTTTGGGCGGGCGCTGGCGAACTACGCGGCCGGCGTGTTTCAGCGCGAGGGCCTTGAGTGGAAGGCCCGCGCTGAAACCGCCGAAGCCAAACTCTCGCAGGCCAAGGCCGCGCTCAACAAGATTGCCGACAACTGCGTGGACTGGACCGCCACCCATCTGGAGACGTTCGCCGAAGGTGCCTTGAAGGGACTGGAGGACTGAATGCGCCGCAACGTCGCTTACGCTGTCGCCGCCCTCGTCATGGCCCTGACCCTGGCCGCGGGCATCGAAGTGTGTACGTTGCTCCCCTATCTCTACGGGAGGCCGTGATGATTCACCCGAGCGCCGAAGTCCGCTGCGGCAACTGCGGTCAAGTCGTGGTCCTGTACGACCCGGCGATGTTCGCGACCGACCTGCACCGCCGGGCGCTGGAGGCGTGCGAGAAGATGGCGAAGTCCGGCGTCTACATCTCGTCGGAGGGCAATCAAGAAGGCTTCCGCATCGGGCAAGAAAGCCTCGCCGCCAAGGAGGCAGCAAAGCCCAAGCCGCGGTGGACGGTGGAAGAATGGCGCGCGGGAGGCTACACCGTTGCGGATGATGGTTCGCGCTGGAACGTCAACGTGCCAGAAGCCCAAGCCCGTGCCGTGGCCGAGGCCCTGAACAAACTTGAAAGCGAGGCCGCCAAGTGACCGCCGACACGCTCAACACGCTCTCGCGGATCGTCCACCTCCACGGCAAGTGCTGCGAGCGGGCCGGCAAAGCGGCTGACCGCTTCCGGTTCAGCTCATCTTGGCACCACACGCGCCGGGCCGTGCGACTCGCTGCCGCGCACCACCGTATCTTGGTGGCGATGCTGCCCCACTCCGAACTTACCCAGCTCTTGCTGCGGAGGGTGTCGTGACGCCGATCATTCGAGAACTACCCGCAGACAAGCCGCTACTTTCGGGAGCCCACTCGCCGAACGGCAAGATGTGCGTGATGGAAGCCGCTGCGTGGATGGCCGACGAACCCTGGTCGGACCACCCCGCGTGTGTGTGCGAGACCATCGGTGCGTTCATGCGCTCGTGGAACGATTCGCTCCCCGACGAGGAGACGCGCGGCAGACTACTGAAGCCGTTGCTCCCGCTTATCATCGACACGGCGCACGGGTCGGAGGCTGCCACGGTGCGGTCTTTCATGGCGCTGGACTGGCTCGCGCGGACCCTTGCCCCGGCGTTCCTCGACCTAACGCCAGCCTTGGCCACGCACGCGGCCACGCTCCGGGCATTGGCTCCGATTGTCGATCTCAAGTCGGCCCGAGTCGCGGAGCCATCACTTGCCGCTGCGAGGGCCGCTGCGTGGGACGCTGCGAGGGCCGCTGCGAGGGCCGCTGCGTGGGACGCTGCGAGGGCCGCTGCGTGGGACGCTGCGAGGGCCGCTGCGTGGGGCGCTGCGAGGGCCGCTGCG